ATTCATTGGTACAATTCTTTCTAACATTTCTTGCACTGATTCAAGATTTTTTTTGGCGATCAACTCAACGCGAACCTCAAGGCTAAACAGATTATTCACCAAATTTATGCGGTATCCATTCGCACCACATAAATTTGCTAATTTTTGTTTTAGATCAGGTACTGTGTAAGGTAACATTTCGTTATATCGCATCAATAATCTAAATTTGCGCTCATCTAACGTATCTGACGCTTTGGGTGTAATCTTAAGCATTATCTCACGTCTGGAAACACCGTTTTTTGTTGAATCTAAAATAAACTGATCGTTTAAGCAATCATCTAAAGCAAGCCAAATAATTTTAAACATTTCATTTTCTCTGGCAGCAATTTCATGAAATTCTTTTGCTTCTTTTACTACAGACGGATAGTATCTTGAAACATCTACATCACGCATGTATACTCCCCCTAACTGGAATTGAATCAGCAGGAATCGTAAAATTAGCGGCTGTGTCATTTATGGTTGTTCCCTCTACGTCAAGAATTCCCGTAACATCTAATATTCTTGTTTCAAGTTGACTGATTCTGACAATCAAGTTTTCATTATCTGCCCAATTTTTAGCTAATTCTTTGAAATAATCATCAATTGCAACTTCAATATTTGTTTTACACTCTTCGAATGACCACCCGTTTTGGTATGTTAATTTAGCTGAAATATTTATTGTTTCTGCACCAACGCCAAAAACAGTCACAACATGATCAATCGGTGCAATTCCAAGCCCATCACCGGCGTTTACGGTTGGATCAATTAAGGTCTGAACCTTATTAACCATTTCTATAGATGGTGTTTTATATTCTGAATTAATAATCACCAGCTTTACCGTTCCGCCACCTTTCCAGGCACGATAAGGCTTCACGCCACCGACTCCATTAATTTTATTTACTTTTTCAATGTAATCAGCTCGATTGCCGCCAAACGCAATATTTTCAAAACTTGCCAGATATCTTTTTCGAAAAGCCTCTGTAGTTTCTTCATCTTCGCCCGGAATTGTCACATCGCTGAGTGCTGCTGTTTGCAGTCCTGCAATATAATCAATCGATATCATATTTCCGGTGGGTTTATTTCCAATCGTACCGGCCGTTTCACATTGCAATAAAAAAACACCGCTACTGATTTTTTCAGTAACCGCGTAATTTACATCGTCATAGGAAAAGCGAGATCCAATCGGTATTTCGAGTGCTGCAGGTGTAAAAATCCCCTTCACCTGCGCATACGTGGCAAGCTCCGGACTAAGGCCTCTTTCTTTTGCGCGTTTTATTAAATATGGCCGTTCCGCTGTATCGCCATAGCTATTTTTTATGTAATAATCGCACATTGCATAAAGAAGCATAAATTCAATCGCCGCTGGCATAGCGCTGTCATAAACAACGCTGCCTTCACGCTTATCAATATCATTTGCTACATTTGACATCATTCGTTTAAGAATAACATCCTCTGTTTGATTTTCATACATTATCCAATCTTCACCACCTTGTCTACCTCAATCACTCCGGCAACAGTCACAGCCTTAAACTTTGCCAAGACATTTCCTTTATTATCATGTGATAAATCAAACTCCGTTACATCATTAATACGATCATCCTGCACCAGCGCTTCACGGATCCGACGCGGCAATTCCGAAAACACCCAGGGAATTGGCTTTCCAAAGAGTTCTTCTAATTCAACCCCATAATTCCAACTATAAATAACATATTTATAGCGTTCGGTATTGAGGATTTTATAGATGGCCTGCTCAATCGCTGCTAGATCATCCGTCATCCCGACTATTTTTTCATCTTCGATTAGCATTTTATACGTTTTATTTGGCTGACTAACAATTGTCGCCGTTGTTGTTATCTCTATACCAGTATCCGGCAATAATCCCATGTAATCACCCCCACTGTCCGGACAAATTCGAATGGTTAAATGTACGGCTTAAAATACAATATTCCTGCCCTCCGGCCTGCCTCAACAAAATAACCGATTCCCCAACATGCAAACTATTAAAAACTCGTATCCGCTTACGACCAGTGTAATCATGATTATGTGATTCGTATGCTGGATAACCAGATCCGCCACCGCGATTTTCAGTAACATGATTTACTTCAATATCCACGTCATAGTCTCGAACGGCATCAGTCAATATAAGAAATTCTTCTGTAATGATGTCCCGCTGTTCAATACGTACAGACAAAGGATTTTCTGATTCAACCACACCGACAATATAATCTGTGAGTTTCCCGGCATCCATGGTCTGTTTCATTAAAGTTTGCATCGTTTGCACCAATTGAGCACTCATCCTGTAATCACATCCCCTCGCAAGGTTAAATCCATGACATGCTGATTGTTAGTGAATTTATGCTTAACGGATTCCACGATAACCTGTTTTGTCAGCTGCATATCACCTAAATTCAAATTCACATAAAGCATGGTACCAGCCCGAACCCGAACATCACCTGCAGCATTTTGAATAGATAACGTTCTTCTAACACGATCGTGCATTTTTAACTTTGCATCTGCCATTTCTTTAAAATTCAACGCCTTCTTTGCATTTACAGCTTCCGTAAGCTGCAGCACTCCCCATTTTTTAATGGCTTCACTGTCATAAGGCTTCCATACATCGCGCTTTCCTGTTTCCTTATTATCATAATAAAGTTTGACGCGACTATACGTATCTTTATCGATCGAAGACTCATAAGAAAAGTTCTCGGCGGTTTCAGCATCAATCAGAATATCCAGCTTTAGTTTTTCAATATCTGCAAGTGTAAGCTTGCCAAAGTCATCATATAAAACGTATATTTTTTGTATATTTTCCATCGTCATATCAAGCATTGTCTGCATAATATCAAACAGTGCTTCATTACTGCCGCGATATTTTGGAATGATATACTCGGTATCGGCTATATTACCAACCTTCAGCTGAAAATCTTCGGAAATCTGACGAATTGCATCACTGGCTTTCGTTTCGACAAAAGAATAGATATCCTTATTTTTCAGGTACCTCAATTGATCATAAGCTGTAACTGAAATGGAATTATCTTTATTTCGCTTTTTAATAAACACATACCCGTAAAATAAATTTGTGCCGCCGTAATTCATCTGTACCGTGTTGCCCTCATTAAAAGTGAGAATAGTATCCTTTAGCACCTTAAAAGTAAGCTTTCCTGGTGTTCCTTTACGATTTAATTCCCATATAACATCATCTTGAACGGCTGGCCAATAGTATTTATCTGTTTCGCGATTATGAATAATAATTTGCATATCAGCCAAGGTGCAACACCGTACCTTCCATACTACCAATTGGATTACTCATTCCATTGCTGGACAATACCGTTCTCCAGTCTAAAGATCCACCAGAAACACCTTTGCACACTTCCCACATCGACTGCTCATTACGAATTTTATAGATGGCTGGTGTTTCTCGATCGGTTGCTGGTCTTGTCTCTTTGACTTTAAAATGCTGCTTACCATCGGCATCGGTCGTAACTTCACACTCCTTGGTCGCGTATGGCTTATATTGTTTAAGCTTCAATGGTACCACAAGATCAAAGCCATCGGCAAAATCTTCATTGACCGCATAATCTTCAATTGTCACAAGCATATTGGTGTCCCATAGCATGCGGTATTGAGAATTCATTCTTGAAATAACAAGCCGCATTGGAGTTTGTGTTGTTTTTGCTGATTTAAAATTGTCGAGAAAATAATCTGCTTTTTTAAATGAAAAACTACTTCCCATCAGTTTATTACTCAACGAATCCGCAAAAGATGTATCATAATTGGCAAATGGATACTTTGCATTCGGCAGCCGTGCGTCAAATGATATTTCCGTAAGCCCTGCCGATTTGATGATATTCACTTCACCTTCGTTAATAAGATCGATTGTCTTATTCTTGTTTTTAACCTTTATAGACATCTTCGCTGGTGGTACCGGCAGCATCGTCATACCTAGAAAAAAATAATAGGCCATATAAAAACCTCAGATTCTTTAAAATTTATATATAAAAAGCACCTACAGCAAACAATTTGTAGGTGCTTTTTCTTTATTGTATTTTATTGTAATAACCAGCATCGGTATATTCCTTGAATGTCTGAAATAAAGCTAGTCCATACATTTCCTCCGATGTATTATGCATAACTGGATGCCATGCATTCGCCTTTGGATTGTCTTTAATTTCTACTTTATTATTATTTTCATCATAAGCTACTTGATTTAAATATTCTATCCACATTTGTTGCTCATTTGGCTTAATGCCTACTCTTATTTTTGATTGATAATGTGACACTTGTGGATCGTTGGGCCAAACAGATAGAACATACCCTGTAAATTCTACATATCCTT